CTGAATTCTTTGCCATGAATCTTAATCCGAGTCCCAGTATTGGGACGCACAATTACAAAATCCCCAACTTTACAAGAGGGGCCGCTGGGGAATCTAGTCTTATCTGAATAAGCGTCAGGCCCCATTTTTACTACAAATAATACTGGCGACAGTACTTCTTCATAGTGCATAGTAGATCCAGCTTTCACTAGACCGCTTTCATACTCTTCATCAATTTCTGGTAAAACTGTTAGGAGATGAAATCTCTGTGGCTCAGGAATCTGCGTAGCTTTTTCCTCAGCAGTTTGTGGCAAAGTTGTTGCCGTCTGGCCATCTTGACTAATCAATAATTCACTCATCGTCTACGTCTACTTTCATTTTACGTGCGAGGTCTTTAATTTCTAACTGTGCGGTTCGTAGACCCCGAATAACTCCGCACAATGCCTTGTACTCAGCGTAGTCAATTGCCACACCATCACACAAGGAATTTGAAAAACCAACGACTTGCTCGTCAATTTTGCTATTGATTACATCAAAGATTCTTTCATCCATTTTCTACCTCTATTGGTTTAAATGTTTCAATGTCATAGTTTGCAGATTTACACCAGACCCTAGCAAAATTGCATACAGGTCTCTCTTCGCAACTCTCACATTTTTTATTATTCTGACTGTTGTTACCACCGTGAGATCGATACATATACAAAGCTTTTGGCAATCTTGCACATGGAAATTTTTCAGCAATCTGCATGAATAAATCGCCATCTTCACAACCGCTTTTTAACTTGTCGTTATAGCCATCTATATGATTCATTACCTCTCTGCGATAAGTACCAAAATGCCTCCATCCATGTTGATGCAAAGTATTTGGATCAAAGTTTTTAGATGCAGAGTAAAGTTCATGTTGACCTTTTTCCCCTATCTGCGCTATGTCCGTATAGATCAACATCACATCTGGCAATTGCTCAAACGATCTAATCACTTCTTCTAAAGCATATCGCTCTAAGATATCGTCATTATCAAAATGGCAAACGAATTCTCCAGTAGAAAACTCAAAAGCCTTCTTTCTATTCTTGACTATTCCTAAATTCTCTTCATTTCTGTACGCTTTGATCCGCTTATCCTTCTTGGACATGGCATGTGCTATCTCCCATGTACCATCATCAGAACAATCATCAACAACCACCAGTTCCCAATTCTTATAAGTCTGCGCTTTAACGCTATCAATCGCATACTTAATATACCTAGCCGTGTTATAGGCAGGCATCAATATGGAAACTAGTGGTTTACTCATTATCTTCCTGTCAATTTAGTGATTACATCAGCTTTGACCTTCTGCTCATGCTGTTTATTCGCAGCCAATAGCCTAGCTTGCTCTCTAGCGTTCTCAGACTGGATTCTTTGCTCATCTAAACTGAGTCTTTGCTGAGCCAACTGCGTATCCGCTTGGTCTTTTTGCGCTTTACGCTGAACTTCTTGCGCTTTGATCTGCAATTCAGCTTGTTGCATCTGAATAAGCGGGTCTTGCGCCTGTTGTTGAGCTTGTTGTTGCTGAGCCTGGGCCATATTTAACTGTAAAAGCTGAGTAGATGCCTGTGCCACCAACTTAGACAACTGAACTTCCACATCTTCAGGCAATTCCTTGTCTGGTGGAGGCAATGGAACACCCATTTGCTCTTCAATTTTGCTTCTATACAAGTATCCAAGGTGATCTGCTATGTGTGCTTGCACCGCAGACATGATCTGTTGGGCCATAGGGTTCTGTCCTATCTGCGCCGCGATCATTGGATCCTTCAAAAATGTAGTATGTACCGCTATATGGGCATCGTGATCCTGATAAATGTAGGCTTTTGTCGGTACACCCTTCAAGAATCCCATGTTTTCAGAGATGGGATCCTTCGGATGTTCGTCATCATCGCTAGGAACGAGCTTATCTGCGTTCTTAATACCCAAAACTTCGATCATTTGGCGGTGTAACAGAGGCAAATTGTAGATCTGAGGCGCACCTTGGGCCAATTGAATGACCGCTTGGTACTGCATGATCCTCTGAGCCATCGTAGAGCTATTGGGATCACTGACTGGAATGACCTCAACCATGTCATAGTCTGACTGTTTTGCTCTTCTGTCGCCTTGAGCTGGATCATATTCATACTCGGTAGGGGCGTGATCTCTGATAATAGCCTTTAAGAGCTTGAACTCTTGCTTCATAGAGTAATGAATACGAGCTTGAACAGCACTCATCGTCTTTAACTGTCGCTCTAACAACGCTAAAGTTGTACCTACTGGCGCATTTGCACTCATGTCGCTGACATTCATATCAGCTACAGAACCCAAACGCCTACCTTCCTCGGTAATCTTATCCAATAGCCCAGCTAAAACTTGGCTTGGCTCCTTATAAGGAAGAGCCATGATGTTGTCTTTAATAGATCCACTCGGTACATCAACATCCCTGAACTCACCGGGAGCAATCGGTGTATCGTCTCCCTTGACTCTGAGCCCTCTAGACTTCAAGCCACCAGGCAAATTGCTTAATGTGCCAGCATCGACAAGTTGTCTAATAAGGGACGTACCCGCACGAGCATATCCACCAATAAGATGGATGAACCCAAAGCCGTAAGCACCAAAACCAGGGACATAATCATACTGAACAAAATGCTGTCGCTTAAGTTTCTTTTTGTCATCTTCTTCCCAATTCCTATAAATAGATAAAACCTTATTCGTGCCACGATCAATCGTAATGATGTAAGGCAACGCAATACCATCTTCATCTTCATAGCCTGGCAAGTCATAGTCAACTTGCAATTCCAACAACTGATACCTGTCATCGTCATTCAACGAATAACCCTGCTCCTCAGCTTTTTTCTTCTCCACATCCGTGAAGTTCTGAGTCGGCTCACCCAAATCTATATCACGATAAAAGCCAGCTACCTGTAACTTTCTGATATCGTTCTTCGTCTTTCTCATCACATGAGTAACACGCTCAGCAGTCCTAGCTCCACTTGAGCCATAAGGAATAATCACATCTTCAGCAGGCACAAATATACTTGTTTGCCTTCCCAAGCTAGGATCAAAATAAACTTTCTTGAACGCAGCTCCAGCCAAGCCCAAATTAAATAACATCCTCTCATGCTCAGGACGGTACTCAGGCATCTCCTCAGTCAACTGCAAGTTCATGTCCTCACGAACTCGATCAGCTGCATCTTCTTTCAGCTTCGTGATCGCACCAACGATCTGTGTCTTTACTGGCCCAGCCGCAGGGAAAGTCTCAATGATCGTCTCACTCTGAAACCTCACGGCCGCTTCGGTCAAAATTGTAGAGTAAACACCACAAGCACCATTCCAAGGCTCAGTCCTCTCCTCATACTTCATGCCAAGAACTTCTAGCCCTTTGACAAACATATCTACCCAGTCTTTTCTGGAATTGATATCTGCATCTACCTCTTCTATCAAGTCAGACCCAATTGTCTCCAACTCGGCATCATCTATATAGTCAGCCAAGTTGCTATTGAACTCATCATCACTAGGCTCCAGCTCAATCTCTAATCCATCCATTTTCATGGATACCGATTCTGGATCCTCAATCTCAATCTCTATATCTGGGCCAGTCAATGACTCTAATCCCTTGGGCGCTTGGTATAGTGTGTTATCAATCATTCAATACCTCAATAGTAAACATGTTTCTTACGGAATCCTAAAGGCTCATCCTCTTCATCCGATGCCAACCTTAAGAATCCACCTTGCCTGAATCTAATCAGAGCCTGCACAGAGCTATCCACCAAGTCATCATGCTCGGCATTCGGAAAAGCAGCCATCTCCTCAACAACCTCAGATGCCCACCTCGTGTCTGGACACCATACTTTACCCGACTTGAACAAATCCGTCACGCTATTTAAACGCACAAACTTATCGTTCCCCCTACTCGGCGTATATTCCGTCACCACGATTCCCATTTGTCTCAACTCGAAAATCAACGGGCTACCCGCTGCTTTTGCCTCAATCACAAACGAATCAGGCTCCCATTCCTTATAAAACTTGAACGCCGTCTCCTTCAACTCAGGAAACTCCATCCTCTTCTTGAACGCATCCAACAGAATAATATTCATGTCCTTCTGGTCTTCGTTCAAATAAAACACTCCCCATGTCGTACACGCAGAATAGTCACTCCTCTCATTCTTTGTGAACGCCGTATCCCAAGACTGAATAATGAACTCACAAGGTGGCGGCTTGTCTTCATGCCAAATCTTCCACCACTCCCTCTTTACCAGCGCACCCTCCTCACCAGTAGGCTGTTGCTGGTACTGAGCATTCCATTTCGCTGGAGGCAATTCCTCCCTTAGCGCATTCAACTCCTTTAAACTCCAGAACTCTGGCCATAAAGGATTTCCACTCGGCATAATGGCAGGAAGTTCAATCACCTCCCACTCCTCCCCTTTATCCCGACTCAACGCATCCTTTAATATTCGTCCCGTTAAATCCCTCTCACCCCACCTCGTCATCACAATCACAATCGACCCACCAGGCTGCAAACGCTGACGTGGCCCAGATGTATACCACTCATACACCCGATCAAATACACTCGGATCCCCTAAAGCCGCCTCCTGCTCAGAATGCGGGTCATCAATAATCAGCAAGTCCGCACCCTTACCCGTTACCGTACCCCCAACACCAATCGCAAAATATTCCCCGTTCCCATTCGTACTCCACCTACCCGCTGCCTTGCTATCCTGTCTCAAACTCACACTAGGAAATACCGTCTTGTACTGCTCACTCCCTACCAAGTTTCTTACCTTTCGTCCAAAGCCCACAGCTAACTCCGCAGTATTCGAACATTGAATCACCTTCTTATGCGGAAACTTCCCCAAAAACCAAGACGGCAATAAGTAAGAGGCAAACTCACTCTTCGTATGCCGAGGAGCCATATTGATAATCAACCTCTTGATCTTCCCATCAGCAATCTCCTCAAATTTCTTCGCCATCAGAGAATGATGCCTACCCGACACAAAACCAGGCCACATCATCTTAATGTAATCCATGAAACTCCCCTGAGCCCTCTCCCTCTCAACCGCCCCCCTAAAAACATTGAACTTCTCCATCAACTCCTCATACTGCTCAGGAGCCAATCCATCCAACAATTCTTCTAGCTTCATAAATTCCTAAACCTAATATGTATCGGCCTCACCGACCTCCTACCTTTTATCCTCTTTACCGCCCCCAATTTTTCCAACCTATCCACAATCTTCTTGATATTCGCCAGACCACTCTTACCCCTCACCTGCGCTATATCCCGATAACTAGGACTGCACCCATACCTCTTCCAGTACTCAGAAATGATCTCATAAACCTCACTTTGTACCGGGGTCATGTATGGAACCTCACACTTTTTGCACCCGGGGGGTTTCCTCTATTCGCTCTCAACTCATCCTCCGCATAAAAACAAAAGGGGTGGGGCCACAATTTATTGCACATAATTTTAAAATTAACATTATAAAATGCAAGTTATTGCAAGTCATTGCTTTGATTTGTAGGAACATCAGTTGATTTGAGTGGATTCAAAAGAGTGTCAGTTGATTTGAGTGGAATAGTATGCACATCATGCAGGGACTCCGATTGGCCACTCGAGGGGGCCACCACCAGGTGGGCTGCTGATCCCGATAATTCATCAAGTAGTGACCTCGCCTCAACATCAACAATGTTCGAATCACTTCCCTTTATCAATCTCTTGATCTCTTTGAGTACTTCATCTTTAGCCACTTTACTATTGATTGTATGGTTAACTTCTTTAATATCTTTGAACATATCAACACCGCTAATAGTTCCGATGACCTTTGATGCGTTGATTTTGTCTGAGTGTTTTGCGTCTTCATCAAGTAGAACTTTGGTGAGAGAATCAACGACCAAAGCCTTTAAGTGACTAGGGGAACGATATTCCATCGCCTCCAAAGCCAATTTGACCCTCTCTATTTCCAGTTTGATTCCACTTTGTTGGCTCAGTTTGCTCGCATTGTTCCCCACAACCTTCGGGCTCGCCTTAGTGTTATAGGTTCTCCGATATGCCTCCGCCTTACTCACTTGCCCTTTAGCGACCTCTTTAGCGAAACGCTTTTGTTTAGGTGTTAGCTCTTTGGCTAGTTCTCTATTGAGTAGTGACTCTATTGGTATTTGATCTAGTGATTCTCTTATTTGTTCTTTAGACATTTTCATATTAAGCCCTCTCGCTTTGCTCGGTGAACTGGCAATTTTTCCGCCATTATAGGTGAACAAAAGAATAAACCGCAACTGCAACCCTTACACATAATTTTAAAATTATCTCAATATATTGCAATGTAATGCAATGGTTCTAACCAACCAGGTTAAATGCTGCCTAAATGATTACAGGGTTTCCACTAATAAAAATAATTGGTAAATTGTAAAAAAGTGTGGTAAGGTATGCCTCATTGCAGTTTGTTGCAATACATTACAAAGGAACTTTAGATGACTACACTTTTAACAAAAATGCCAATGACCTTCTTCAGCAAAGAGAAAGCATTATCAATTTGTGATGCCAACAATGAAACCGATTCTGATGGATGGGCTTATGACATTGTAGAAATGAACGGGATTAAGGGATATTTTGCAATCAGAGTATATGACGAAGACAACATTTTCTTAGGTTACTTATAAAACCATGCGGTAAGCCCCAAAAGGGCTTATCGGATTGTTTTAATCCAATCAATCAAAGGAGATTTAAAAATGAAAGACTATTTATTTATTGACACTACACCTTCAGAAGAGACTTGCACCCAAGTCAATGACCCTGACTACTATGCCAAGGCAAGAGCCGAGGGAAGAAGAATGCTAGCCCAAATTGACAAGCACTACCCATTACCCGAAAACGCAACAATGGGCTACACAACAATTGCAACTGAACACCATGATTTTGGCTCTTATTACCAAATCAAAATTGTTTTTGATGATGAATGCGAATTGAGCACCAATTGGGCTTTTGCCATAGAGGGAGACGAATTGGGAGCTTTGAGATATTGGGACGAATTAGAAACCGCCTAAAACCATGCAGTAAGCCCCTAGGGGTTTACTAGATTGTTTTAACCACAACCCAAGGAGATCTAAAAATGATTATTCAAGTAAGAACCGACAAAAATTACGGGAGATATGTTTTATATCCCGTTTGTCAACAAGCAAAACTTTTTTGTCAACTGGCAAAAACTAAAACCATCACACTAGAGATGGAGTGTCTCATCAAAAAAATGGGATATGAGATCCAAGAACAACCAATCACAAGGAGCTAAACCAATGACTACTAAAGAATTTTTGGACTATTGCGAATCGTTTTATTTACATGGTGTTGGCATTTACCCAATTGCCACACATGAACAAATCTTGAGAGCCGTTTATATCATGGTCAAACATCCCCAATATTGTGGCGACTCTGTAGACAGAGAAAGAGTAAGAGCTTTGATTGAGGCTCACCAACTTATTGAGGAGTGTATGCAAAATGCTTGATCTTATTATTTTTAAACTAGCCCTTCTATGTGCAGTAGCTTTTATCTATGCACTTTTTCATGGATTTATGCTAATTGGCTTTGGCTTTCTAGCACTCTCCATTTTTGGTATGTGTGCCATTTTTGAGGACAAATTGAAATGAACTATAAAACCGAATTCCCAAGGTTCCCCAAACCATTGCCCAAACTTAAGGGCTTTGAGGACTCCTCTTGGCACAATGATGCCTGTCCTAGTTTAACCAAAGACCTAGGCGAATTTAATTCGCTTAGACTTTTTGTAAATTATCCCAACCCCAAAGACAGAGAAATAGGAGACTACAAATACATTTTATTTTATGAGATGAACGATGGACTAATCACAAAACTAGTTTGCGAGAGCAACAATCTAAAAGTTATTAAAAAATCAATCAATAAATTTTTTAAAGGGTTTTAAAAATGTATCAATCCATGACCTACTACCCCGACTATGAGCAACTGGCAAAAAGAATGTCTCAAGACTCTTCTAGCTTTGCCCATCATTTAGGTGAGCTTTACCTTGCCTCAGATCAAAAAAATAAAAAGAAAATCCTAGAGGGTTTCAGAGAGTATTTCCAAAGGTTTATGACCGAAGAAGAACAAGTTAAATATTCATTTAATGGAGCTTGAAAATGAAACACATATTTTTAAACACCCCCGAAGACTGCCAATGGCTTAGATCAACTCACCTAGGAGGGCGAACCGATCTCAAATTCGAGGCATTCGTTCTCTATGGCAATGAAGACTCTCCAACAAAAGTAGAGCTTTACTTTACTCAAGATCCCCTTTATACCGATGAATTTCACACAATCAATTTTCTTTAAGGATTAAAAACATGAACGACAAAACCTACAACGGATGGACAAACTACGCAACATGGAGAGTAAATTTAGAAGTCTTTGACGGATGGGATTACACAGAAAATGGCTTTCATGGTTTATCAACAGAAGATAAATCGGATGTTTACGACTTGGCGGAATATTTAAAAGATTTTGCCGAAGAGATTATTTTTGAGGGTTGTTCCTATGATGAAAGGAGACCCGATAATTTAGTGGCGGATTATGCAAGGGCTTTTTTAAGTGATGTTAACTGGCATGAAATTGCAACTCACATGATTGAGGATAACGAAGAATGAAAAAACTATACAAAAACGAACAAGGGGAATATTGTTTTGAATTCAAAGGGGTTGAAATAGTCAATCCCATAATGAGTATGGATAGCCGATGGGGAATACAACCCGAATTTTATGGGTTTGAGGTTTGGTCTACTGGCGGAGGATGTACCGCCCATGTTCAAGAGTTTGACCTTGATGGGAAAACTGTCTTGATGCTTTTGACCGATGGCAATTTGAATCACATTGACTACGATACCAAAGACGCTGAAGGAGGTCTATTTGATTCCAACATGGATGAATGTTTTCACAATTTACAATTTACAAGGTGATAAAAAATGGATGAGCAAACACAATTCGACAAAGAACAAAGAGAGTTTGAGGGCTTGGCTAATGAGGCTCTTGATGAGGCTTGTTATTACATTCAAAGAAAACTAAGGGTTCAAACTGGAGATTTTGCGAGCCTCTTTTTTAGTGATGGGGTTGTCGTTGACCTATTTAAAAAATACATAAATGAAGAGGTTTATTTGAATATCTTAAGCAAAGATCAATTAATAGAGAGGCTTATAAAAGACGATATAAAAAAGGATTTCAATGGGGGATTTTTAGATCTTATTTTAAAGGATGGTTTTATAGGATATAAAAATCAAACCCTAGAAGAGCTTAAAGCTGACTGGTTTCAAAGGCTAGAAAACCGCTAAATTATTTAACTGAGTCACGCTTAAGGTTGAGTCGGCAGCAAAATCGATTGCAGCCGATGGCCCAGCCACGCCTGGATTTATCCTGGCACGAAGGGCAAAAAAATATTTTAAAAATATTTAAAAAAGGTATTGACAAAAGAGTCAGGCTTGATTAAATTGCAATTCCCTACAACAAACCACAAAGGATTACAATGAAACTATTCAGGGCATTTTATGATTCAAGAAACTTTAGCTTTGAGGCTTACGGCTCATCAAAGGATGACGCTATAAATCAACTCATCAAAGGCTTAAAGATCCATGCTAAAGAATATCAAATACCCAATGAGGATTGGTATACAGAAGATGACTTTAGTGTGTATGAAATTTTTCCAAACACCGCCTACAGAGATTGCACAGAACTTAAAGGTAAAACATTGAAAGACTTTGACATTTCAGATATTTACCAAAACTTCACCCCATCAGAAAAGGATTTTCCCCTTGAACTAATGGAGCACCTTTGCAATATGAACGATATTCTTTTGACCGACAACATTATTTATTTGATTAAGTCGGTCTATGCTGAAACCAAATACAGAGTTTTAATGGAGGCACTGGCAACATGAACGAAAGCATATTGATAAACCTTGGATTTAAATTTGAGAAAGCTCACGATGTTTTGCTTTCTCGCATGATCGCCACTCAGATCCGAGAGATTTTAGAGAACTTGGATATAGAGGATAGATCAGAGGCGAGAAGACTTATTGAAATTGGTAGATCAGAGGCACGCTTATAAAAGGAGAAACCCAAATGGAAAAAAACTTATTCACAATCAAAAACTTAAAAACTTGGAACACTTACGATGGCGGAGGGTATCAATTCACCCTTTATTATGACGGCAAAAAATTTGCACAAGTCCACAATGATGGCAATGGCGGATGGGTCAATGTAGATTGTTTTGAAAAGGAAGATCAAACACGCTTTGATACTTTCATTGATAACCTACCCAAATGGAAGTCATCTATTGATGGGTCAGACATGAACATGACTAACGATATATTCATGGATGAACTTGTCAATGAGTATGAACTGGCAAAAAAACTAGCCAAAGCCAAGAAAAAAGGCACAACCTTTAGACTTCTTACCGATGGCAAAAATATGTTCAGAACCTTGAATGTATTAGATCTGAGTCAGGCTAAGGCTTATCTAGATCAAAACTTCCCCAACAACTATATTTTAATTTAATCAAAAGGAGAAAACACTATGGGATTCTTTTCAAAAACTTGTGCTAAAACTCATATGCCTATTGTCAATATACACAAAGGCTTTCCAAGGTTTCATACCATTGTCGCCCTGACCCCTGATGGCAAAGTCATGGAGGGCATTTACGATGGATATGGAAGGGTCAACGATGTTGACATACTAGAAGATATGAACATGGACGATTGGGACAAAGTAAAGTTCGTGCTGCGAGATTCATATAAAGGCGAAAAATACCATGAGCTAGGTAAATCTAGAGACGAACTAGGTCAGGGATGGTTTATGAGCGACAAATTTTTATTGTTTTGTGCAATGAGGGATGGCTTTAAAAGTTATGCCGAATACAAAAAGTATTTTAAAAAATATGCTGATTGGATTTAAGGATTTGCAACATGATAACCAACAACATAATCACAAGCATTCAACAAATGTATTTTGATGTAACAGACTTACTGCATGGTGAGTCTTTTAAATCACTTGGATACGATGACCAAAAAGATTTTCTACAAGAACTGCAAAGTAAATTAGAAGATCTTGAGTATAGCCTTACGCATCATTAAGGAGCAAAAAATGTATCTACAAACAAATGACAATCAAGCACACGAAATTATCCATAAAGACACTGGCAAAATCATTGGAACTTATCCCAATTATGCGGAGGCTTACAAGGCTTACGAAAAATTAGGATGGGAGGCAACAGATTATGCGATTGGCATCAAATGTATTTTGACATTTATAGAGGATTGAAAAATGAAAAACTTTTGGGTAACCGCTAGAGAAACAATACGCTATTCCAAACTGGTGCAAGCCGAGAGCAAAGAAGATCTACAAAAAAAGTTAATTAACTCTGATATTCTTTTTGAAGATTCAGACATTGACTTTGCAGAAAACTTTGAGATTTGCGACATTGAAGAAGAAGGAGAAACAACATGATCTTAAATATTGGTGCCATCAAACATTGCCTAGAACTATATCGCTATCACCTTTGCCATGAGGAAAACTACAACATAGGGGATGAACAATATAGAGAGGCTATGCGAACTCTTAAAGAGATCCAATTCATGCTTATAGATCGGGTGGCTGCCACGCATTCCCGAGATCAATTGGTTGCTAGAATCAAAGACATTAAAATCCAAGAACTCAAAACCAGGCTTAAAGATAAAAGCCTTGAAGATGTTATAGGCGATCTATTGGCATCAGGATTTTATCCCTTGGATGATGAGTGCGAACAAGTCATGAGCGAACAAGTCGGCATGGCTGACCATGTTATCCTCCCATGAGATCTCAAACAGAGAGAGAAAGCCAAGTCCAATCAGGGACTGGCTTTCTCGTAGCAGTTATGTTATGGATAACACTTTACTTGCTATTAGTTTGCTTGCAAGCCCTTGCGAGAATCTGAATAGACCCATGCGGAGATGGTAATCGTTACCATCCTCCCCCTCTTGATCGCTGATCCAATAAGGTAGCATCGATTCTTTGGCAATCCTTTGCCCCGTTCCGCTTTTGTCGTTGTCCGCAATGACCAAGCCATGCCCATATTTCTGAGTCATCCTTAGTAAATTGTGGGCGGAAAAACAAACATGGATTGTGTATCTAATTTTCCGGGCTTTGAGTGCCAGGCGAACCGACAAAGCCGTTGCGTACCCCTCACAATAAATATGTAAGCCCTTATTGTCAAAGATAAACTCAGCATCAGCCGACTTTTGACCATATAAAAACTTCTTGGCCCCATGCTTATCTATCAACTGGCAACCTACCAAACTGCCATCGATTCGCATTGGAATAACCAAAACTTGCCCATCAGGACTGGCCCATACATATCCCGTCTCCTCTGGAAAACCTTTGGTCTTTAGATAATCATGGTGGGCCAATTGACTGCTCTTGACTATGAATGCAGCCTTGTCCGATGCGAGCTTTTGATTCTTGGCTTGCATGTCAGACTCACGCTTGGCAATTAAGCGGAACTTCTCTCTATCTATTTCATTGACAGATTCAGGCTTCCATATGGAAACATCTGTTTGTGTCGCATGGTTCTGCACAAAGGCATGATCCCCCATGTATTTAACTGCCCCATTCTTACTCTTGGGATGATCTTCTGTTGGGTATCTCTTCCATACCCCAATTGGAGGCATTGAGTTAACCAAGATACCATGAGCTTTGCAAAAATCTATCAGATCCATTATCTTTTTAACCTTATACTTTTAATGTAACGCTTGATTCCATCGTCAATAAACTTCTTAACCTCGTCATTGGGAAGAACCACAGTATCATCCAAAGCCTTGGGCCAAACCCCAAACTTCTCCCGATAAACATTGGCGGCACGACCTTTAGACCACCCGTTATATTGCACAAAATACTGCAACATAGACCACCATAACTGTTTATTCCCCCGACTCATAGCCGAAGTTAGCTCCTCCATTTCGCCTGGAACCGCCTCGACTTTGTTCTTTTTCTCCCTCACATGGCCACAATTGGCACACATATCCATGTACCGAGGAAAGTAAGCCTCACAAACTGGACACTTAGCCTCTGTCTTTTCTTTTTCTGTGGGCTCTGGCTTGGGCTTTTCCTTGCCATCGTCTAGCTCATGCACCCCATTCTCATAGACATCTTCCCAATCTTCTCTGAACCGAAGATAGTTTCCCGAATGGTCAAGCCACAACGCATATTCTTTGCCCTCGCAGCTCCGCATAACCCTTCCCATCTGCTGAATATGGGAGGACAGGGACTTAGAAAAGGGTCGGGCTGATACACCGATCATGACATCAGGAACATCAAAACCCTTGGTCAGAATGTCGGTAGCGATCAAGCCATCAATCTCAGTGTCCGCCCTAGAGAAATCTTCAATTACATCCTTTTTATATTGGTCATCATCCATGTAAGAGATGGAGATAAAGTTATAGCCCTGTTCAGCGAATGATCTAGCCAAGTCTGTTCCATGCTCGACCCCCGAACAAAAGACAATTGTCTTTCTTGGTCTACCAAATACTTCATAGGTTTTCTTGACCCATTCCCTGACGATATCCCCCGTGATGACCATGCCTCGTTTGGTTGTCTCGGCTTGTGACCACTCCCCAGCAACTTTCTTTGCGCCAGTCATGTCAATGCTAGCCTTGGCAATGAACACCCTCAGGGGCACAAGCACCTTCTGCTCCACCAAATCTTTGGTTGTAACTGTACTCACCACATTGGAATAGATGTTGGCCAAGCCTTTTGTAAAGGGAGTAGCCGTCAATCCTATGACCCTGACCTCGGGATTCGCCTTGATAAAGTTGACAGTCTGCTCCCTTGTTTGGTGGCATTCATCCACAATCAAAAGATTTAAACCCGGAAACTGGCCTCGTTTTTCCAAAGTCTGAGCTGAGCAAACTTGGATCAACTCATAAGGTCTATACCGCCAATGACCTGACTGCAATACCCCATGATCTATGTCATACTTGGTCAGCCTTTGGGAGGTTTGGTCGCATAGAACAATGCGATCTAATAGCATGGCTGCACGATTGCCTTTGGTTCGAGTAGCCTCTAGCAACGCAATAGCCATCTCTGTTTTGCCAGCCCCCGTTGGGGCGTATAGCACCTGACTCCTAGCACCAGATGCGAATCCTTTTCGGAGCGCATCCAATGTATCGACCTGATAAGGTCTTAAATTCAATCCCATATTTTTCTCCACTACCAACACTTAAGCTCGTTGGTTTAAGCTGATTCTTTCACCTATCCATTTCATCACAGGAACCGCCATTGAATTACCAAGGGCTTTGTATCTTAATCCATCAGGAGACTCAGGCTTGCCACGCCAAGGAATGTTTGTGAAATTATCAGCAAACCCTTGCAGTCTCTCGCATTCTATTGGGGTCAATCTACGCACCGCCCTATCGTGCATCAGCTTAGGCCCACTTGTATTTGAACCTCCGCAAGCCTCAGTCAATGTTGCGGCCGTATCTCCATTGATGCACTGGTTGTAAACATCAACTGCTTGAGGTGAATTTTGAAATAATACATTCTCTCCGCCATTGTTTCTGCCTTGAGCAAACGCAATGTCTGATACACAAGGGTCTTGCGTACCATGCACCACAAAGGTCTGGGCATGATGACTTTGAATTGATGGACGCAACGCACCAATAGATGTAGATACCTCAAGAGGAGTCGCACTAAAGGTGTTCGCTTTGGCATCCTCACGAATGCTATACGCAACCAGATCTGTGGCATCCTTGTAGTCCCTAGCCTTCATGGCCGAGGCGGTATCGTCATCCACATACTCACCAAAGGCAACCATGCGGTTAGCAACGAACGGCACATTCCCTCCGCCCGTTCCCCATCTTGATGTAACTGTCGTGCATACATCCCCCATCTCCTTGACCCTTGAGTCATTGGGATGGTTCTCAAAAGCAACGGGTATCAGTTTGCTTGAGGTTCGATTGAATCCATCTGTTCCTGAGTCTTTGTAGTCTCTGGCTTGGAGTGGGCCACTAACGTCAATGCTTCCAAGAGAACTTGTGGCAATTCCTTGCCTCTTTTCTCTGCTCGGCGGAGGATTCCTGAGCAAGCAAGAGGGCTCAAAAAGAACTTCTGCGGAATGTTCCCAACCTCC